TCCCTGGAAAGGCGAAATCCCGGGCCGTACCCGCGGCAGCTTAGTTGCCTTTGAATCGGGCACGACGACGGGCTATGGCATCTTCAACTTGCAGGACCGCGGCACGATGTTCATCAAACCGGGCGAAGAAATCTATCTTGGCCAGGTCGTCGGCGAAAGCAACCGCGACGTCGACATCGACGTCAACCCGTGCAAGAAGAAACACTTGACCAACACCCGTTCCTCCGCATCGGACGAAGCACTCCGCCTCACGCCGCCGCAGGAAATGGGCTTGGAAAAATCCCTGGAATGGATCAACGACGATGAACTCGTAGAAGTTACGCCGAAGAGCATCCGTATCCGTAAAGCCATCCTCGACAAACACGATCGTAAAAAAGCAATGCGCCGTGCGCAGCAGTAAGTCTTTTGACAGATAAAAAAAATATTCCATGAAAGGTCATAACCTTCATGGGATATTTTTTATTTTTGGAAATAAAAAATTAAGGCGCTTGTCATATGATTCGCGCCCGATAAAACTGTTACCAGTTTTTGTAGTAATTTTATTATAAAGAGAAAAAAGAACTTTGTCAATATGTTTTCCGCAGGCTTAGAAATATTTGCCAAATAAATTTATAAGCATTACAGAGTGAAGCGTTTTTGAAATAATATTCTTTATGCTTTGGGAGTCGTTTGAAAATAAGAAAGTCTAAATCTTTTTTTCTTTCTTTTAACAAAGATTCACTGCAAACAATTTTCGGATACAAATATAAAAGACATATGAAATCATGGATAGGTTTGTTGTTCAAATTAGTTTGGCGTAAACGCTTGTGCTTATTATTAAAAATATCAGATGCTATTTTTCTGATTTCTGGATTAATATTGATTCTTGAATTTTCACGGACATTATGTATCAGGCAGTTATTATGTGCAGCAGCATTACGTATGTCACGTACGGGAAAAAGAAGTCTGCATTTGAAGGGTAATCTTTTGGGATAAGTATGGTCATAATACTGAGTGAATTTACATAATTCTCCGAAAGATAAGAGTTCGAGAAGCGCCCATGCTGGGAAGTTTGGATAGTATTTTTGAATTAAGTTTTTGCAATATGATGTATTGAGATGATTTTTTATTTTATCACGATGTTGAAATGATGAGTCCCAATTCGTGACAATATTGTAACCGTCTTCTAAAGGATTTAAAGTCATGTCTTGAAGCAAAAAGGTGCGCAAGGAATGTTCTATATCCAGACACATATAAATAATTAAATACCGGATATGAAAGTCTATAGTAGATAAATCGCGTAAGTAAGCGAAATCAAGGTTCATGTATTTCCCTATATGGGGGCCTAATAAGATTTTATCGTAGTTTTTTCGATAAGAAGATAATTTGAAATAGTAATTATGTTCAGTTAAAAAATGTTTAGCCGTTTCTTCGGTATCAATATTGAATTGAATTCCCTTATCTTTCATATGTTCGATTAATTCATCAATAGTTAGTAATGGCTTCATATATGATTCCCTTCAAAACTTCTTTTTATTATTATATTACATATTGTAAATGTTTATAATATATAATGCAATATTTTTTTGCCATTTTGAGTGTGGAGGTTTTGGGGTAGATTTCACTCGAAAATTTATTATTTCTAGCATAGAAAAAGCGCACTGATAAGCTCCATGAATAACTTATCAGTGCGCTTTTGATTTGGCGGAGCGGGTGGGATTCGAACCCACGAGACCTTTCGGCCTAACTGATTTCGAGTTGGCTGGCGCTGGTATCCCAGAGAATCATAGCGTATCCCAGAGCGCAGTAAATAGCCATTCCCGCGAAAACCTTGATTCTTATGCGGTCGATTTTTCCGGCTCAAGGGTGGACAACAGGGTGGACAGCATTAGCCCAGGGGTATATAACATGAAAGGCCTTGCATCTCTTAGGATACAAGGCCTTTCTGATTTAGGCGTGGAGTTTCACCACAATGTCCATAATCTTAGGTGCGGGAAAACCGCTGTGTTTAAAGAGCCCCTGCAAAACAGAAGCTCTTTTTTGTTGCACCGCAACATAAACATATTATTTGGGATTCATAGCCCAATTTATGATTCTATGCTACTTCAAATGACATAAACTGTCAAGCGATGTTGATTGAAACAGTTAAGGCTTACATACGCCGCAAGGAACGTACCCCTCGGCAAGGGCTTCATCGCGGGACTCGATAGGTACGAAGTTTTCGGGATGTTTGATGGTACGACAGGTTGTGTAATGGAATTTCATGGAACGGGGATTGCCCAGGTAATCGGCGGCAAAGGCTGTACCGACTGAGGACAATACGCAGATCATAGCCAGGGCCAGGGTAAGTTTCTTAATCATAGGATTCATCCTTTCTTTTATTCTTTCTTCAGTTGGTTTTTTCTTTCATAGTTACCTGGGGATAATTTGTCCCTATGTAGTTACCGAGTTCTGCATATATCTTTTGAATATCTGTTGAAAAACACATATATTTCGCAAGATAAATCATTGCTATTTAGTATCTTGTGGACATCTGTACCTTTTTCTGCAACATAAAAGGCCTTGCATCTCTAAGGATACAAGGCCTTTTTGCTTTAGGTGTGGAGTTTCACCACAATGTCCTAATTTTAGGTGCGGGTAACCGCTGTGTTTTTATATCCTTATGATACATTAGTTTGGATTGGTTGTCAAAATTGCTTTGTAAATAGTTCGATAATTTACTTGTCAATGTGATTTATTTTTCATGCTTGATAAGGATTTTTTTGCTGTTTTTATTGAGAAGCAGACGGCGTTGTTGTTTTATCCGATTTATTTTTGTTCTTGGGTGCTGGCTTTGGGAATACAGTGTGCTTACCATCTATATGTTCATGCAAGTCTGATTTTATAGAAGCATGCATTGGATCAAGTATAAAATCAACACCCTCGCGACGTGCTAGTTTGGCTGCTGGAACAAAATCACTGTCTCCAGAAATTAATACCATTTTTGATGCTTGTTTCTTGTAAGCGACCGATGCAATATCTATCCCTATGCGCATATCTACGCCTTTTTGATGCGTCGTTAAAACGTAATCGTTTTCAGTAAGGTCATCTATTGTTATTTTATGCTGGTACAAAAGCTTTATTTTTGAAGGAATGATTGTCCAACTGCAATTTGCCTCATCCATAACCCCTAAACGCAAAGCGACTTTTCGCTTTTTCCGCAATGCTTCATGAAATGAGAGGCGCCATTTAGCTCTGTCTGATTTAGCAAAATCAATACATTGATTGGTTAACGGATGATGCATTTTCTTTTGCAAAGGAGGGCAATCATAGAAGAAAATTCGGTACAAATGGTCTAATGCATAGTGAAAATCCGAAGTTTCCCGTAAATCTTTTTCTTTTTTAGATAGGTCTTCCCATTTTTTATCATGGAATGGATAAATGTGCCGCAAAGAATATGACCAAAGTTTATCAGCCAATTTATCCGGTTCGATTGGTCCGAAAATGGAAAGAGCTCTTTTAATAAAAAATGCCCCATCGATAAATATTGCAGTTTTGTCTGTATCCATAAAGAACCTCCGTAAAACATAAAAAATCCTCTGAGTTCGGCAATTCCAGGACAATTAGGAATGCGTACCGTCAGAGGATAGACATCATTTGTGGTTCATCTTTATCATACAGTACCATTTTTAAATTGTCAAGGAAATTTTATTACTTATCGAATCCTATTTAATCTTAGGGTATCTTACAGTAACTCCCTGTGCAAAAGCGTATATCTTCATCTTTTAAAATTTTCGCCTCATCTCCATCGCCGTGCCAATGATTTATACTGAAATTCAAATAGTTTGAGTTCGCTCATGAATAACCTCTATTAAGATATAAACTTTTAAAATTCCGAATATCTTTTGCATATCTGTTGAAAAATACATATATTTCGCAAGATAAATCATTGCTATTTAGTATCTTGTGGACATCTGTACCCTTTTCTGAAACATAAAAGGCCTTGCATCTCTAAGGATACAAGGCCTTTTTGCTTTAGGTGTGGAGTTTCACCACAATGTCCTAATTTTAGGTGCGGGTAACCGCTGTGTTTTTATATCCTTATGATACATTAGCTTGAATTAGTTGTCAAGATTGGTTTGTAAATAGTTCGATGATTTTCTTATCAATGCGATTTAGACCATCATTTGATAGTTTCAGCCCAAACAAGATATCATATTTATCCGTGGGATCTAAAACACGCATTTTACTTACGGTCCGTATTTGATTAACGACGGCGATACTACCATGTTTTAAAACCGATAACTTCTTCTTTGTCTTTAGCAACAATTGTTCTTTTTGGTTTAGATCATCAAGTTTAGAGAAAAATTCCTTTTTATTTTCTTCACTGTTGATATGGCCAACAGCCTCTTTGAGTAAATTTATTTCCGTCGGAATGGAAATCTTTAATGATTCAAATTTTGCTTGGATTTTAAAGGATAATTCTTCACCAAGATATACTTCTGATGAATGCAATTTTGACGGATTTTTGGAATTTTTTAAAGAGGATAGCGGAACTATTACTAGATTAGGGTTACGCCGGTTGCTATTTTGCAAAACAATACCATAATGCAGGCCTCCAAGCTCTGATCCGAGATTAAAGCCTAGGTTTAAGTTTACAATATTCCCACGCTTAAAGTCAGGGTAGTATTTTGGATTAAAGGTGGTTTCGTTTTTGATGTAGTTTTTGTAATCACGCAGCCAATAATATAATAAAGCCGCCTTTTTATAGGTGTCTTCATCTGATGACAAATCCGTGAATAATTGTTGAAAATCGCTCAACAGGCTTTGCACCTTTATATCAAGAGATTGTTTATTTTGAATGTCTTTAAGGTCCATAATGAAAATCACCTCTTGTAACAATATATATATCAGCAATGGCGAAAACGGATTATTTAGTTATTTGATGATTACAGATTTGCTTTATCGCTTTTCTTTTGTTTGATTCCAGAGAAAATGTAGAAAATAGCGAAAATAATGAACAGGCCGCCCCAAATAGACAAGTCTTTATAGACATCCGAATTGGCGACCCCTAACAGACCAGACAGGCCATAAACAACGCCTGCGACGATGGAGCCCGTTGCGTTTTTGCGCAGACGATAGCGATGATGCCGGCGATGACGACCATAAAGGCTACGACTAAGCCGGCACTGCCACCAGCATCAGAGCTGGCATTGACGGAATTAACGAATCCTGCAGCACAGGACTGGAAAAGAATGATGAAAAACAAAATGAATGAAACAATACCAATGATTAAACGAGCATTTTTCAATTTACTCACTCCTCCATCCGTTCCGCCATATTGCTGATTTTCAAATAGGTAATTGTAGGAAGTTACTCGAGGGTGTCTAAAATTTTCGCCTCATTTCCACGACCTTGCCGATGATTTGTATAGGAAGGTTTTGGATTTCTTTGTTTGAATAAAATTGAGGGGTATAGATGGCGGCATTATGGCCAATGAGAGTGATGCCGGCCGGGCTTTCTTTTATTTCCTTGACGGTGGCATCGTTACCGTTTACAAGGACAATGGCAATGTCGCCACTATCGACAGTGGATTGTTTCTTGACGATGACGATATCCCCATCACGGAGCGTCGGTTCCATCGAGGCGCCTTTAACCTGGAGCGCAAAATAATCGCCAGTAGCTGCCATTTCCGGCGTGATTTCCTCATAATCAAGAATCTCCTGGACGGCATCAATAGGAACACCAGCGACGACACGACCCAGAACGGGAACTTTCACGCCTTTTTTAGCGGCATTTGCTTTCATTACGTCATTACCCAGAAGATAATCAACGGACACATTAAAAATGATTGCTAGTTTACGTAGCGTATCCGGAGGTGGAGTCCGTTTATTATTTTCGTATTGAGTATATGACACACGATTTATACATAATAAGGCGGCCAATTCTCGCTGGGTTTTGCCAGATTGTTCGCGCAGGGCTCTTAGTCTATCACCGAGAGTATTACCCATTGTGTATCATCTCTTTCTTTTAGTGTATAGTTACATTATACGTAACTAAGAGTAACTATAAAAGAGGCGGTAACAAAATGAATCTAATAATATTGACAAGTAACGAAAGGTTACGTATAATATGAGTAACCAAAAGTTACTAAATATCATGGGAAGAAGGTGAAACTATGGTTAACAAGTTACTGGAAGAAAAAAGAAATGAGTTAAAAATGACGCAAGAGGAAGTAGCGGGCAAAGCCGGAATTACACGGGCGTACTATAGCATGATTGAAGCAGGGAAAAAAACGCCATCGCCGAAAATCGCCCAAAGAATCGCCAATATTTTTAATATTGAATGGACTATTTTTTACACATGCAAGTAACAAATTGTTACATATAGAGGGAGAGTATGAAGCTAAAAATTATAGCCATCGTGCTGTTCGCACTTGCGTCCCTGGGCATCGAGTAAGGGAGAGTAATGCAAGGGAGGTGTAGAGAATGACGCAAAGAAGGAAAGATTTTAAAACAAACAAGCCAGAATCCATGATACCCCGTAAGTTTCCGGTAGTTGTAAGAGATTGGATTATTTATATTCGTATCACCAAAAATACTACTTGGTATCTGGGAATTCCACCATACTTTGTAATCGGTTCAAGATGGGCAAGCGATAACGGTTGCTCAATTGAAGATGAATGGATGGATGGCATTGATGCCATTTTATTTGGCTTGGGGATTCTTTTAGCAGTTTTCGGGATAGCTCTACAGATATTAGTCTGGATCTACCTGTAATAGAAAGGGGGCGAAAAAATGAATAAGAAAGAAAAAGAAATTCTGGAAAAGCGGGTATTAGAGAGTGAATTGGAATGTCTGGAAGCGGAAGAAGATATGAAGAGCGATAAGAGCAAACAAGCTCGAATGCTGGCGATGGAAAAGAAGATGGCGGCCAAGGAAGCGGCCCATATCTGCCAACTGTTATTGCCAGGCACGAACATTTTTCAAATCAAAATGGACGCTATGGAAAAATTCAAACTGACAAAGGGGATGTAGCTATGCTGAACGCAAAGGAAAGGGAAAAAAGAAGGAAGATGCTTGTATTTTTAGAAAGCGCGCTAAATTTAGCCGATGTTCCAACTGCTATCATCTACACTGATGACGATGTAGTAAAGATTACCAATTTAAACGTCTATACGCCGTTCGGATTTTACACTGAAGATATGTGTAATCAAGAAGTGTTCGATAGGGTAGTTATGATGGCAGAAATGATAAACAAAGATTGTAAGCCGTAAATAGACGGTTTTCTTTAGCGGTCAATTTCATTATAGCGGAAAGGAGATGGATGACCATGAGTAAAGGGTTCGGAATTGAAATAAAAAGAGCCCGTAAAGGGGCAGGCTTCACGCAGGAGCAGGCAGCGGAAGCATTAAATATATCCGTGCGAACGTATGCCAAATACGAAGGTGGCGAAACCATGCCGTGCGATGACATGGTAGCAGCCATGATGCGGATTTTCGATAATCCTTGCCTGGGATATACCTATCTCTCGCAGGAATCGGAAGTCGGGCGGCTGATTCTGCCGAAAATCGGCAAACTGCCAGGCGTTGCGGCCGGAGCCATGCAGTACCATATCGCCTTGGCAGAAGCCAATAACGACTCGATGAAGCTGGAGAAAATATGCTGTGACGACAAAATCGACGCCTACGAAGCCTTAGCGATACAGCCACTCATCGACAAGATCTTTGAATTGGCAGGACGCGGGCTGACACTTTGGCTAACGTGTCCGAAACGGACACAAAAAAAGAGCCGCCCGGCGGCAACCGGACGGCCCTAAGGAAAAAGTTGATAACTACATTATAACATGAAGCGATGGAAATGAACAAGGCATAGGAAGGAGATAAATATGAAGGCAAATAAAGAAAAAGAGCCAATCACGCTGGATGGGCTCTTTGAAGAAGTAAATGAATTGAAGGTGTTGATTATGTATGTCATTGGATGCCAAGCGGCCATAGAATCGATATTACAAGCCAATGGAATAACATCGCATAAGAAAATAAATGCGCTGGCTATCGGGTCGATAAAAAAAACAGAAGGAACTTATGCAGCAGGCTTTGTGCAAGTTAAAAGAAATTTCCGGCCCAAAGATGTAGGCTTAAAAAAGCCGGAATCCATAATAACTAAACCTTTTATCTTTTGACAATTTAACAACCATATCACGTATTAATTTATCGGTATCCATGGAAATCATCTCCTTCGCTTTCATTATAGCATGAAGAAATGGGGATGAACGAGGTATAGAAAGGAGATAAATATGACGACTGATGAAAAGTGTTTATTGGAAAAGATGCTGCCGATTATGTGTCGCGGGTATCGTGACTACATAGAAGAAAAAATTGGCATGTATTGCGACATAAAAGAAAACAGGCCGGCCGATGACAAATACCGGACCCGGACCCGTATAGAAGAAGGATATTTTAACGCCTGCTTTGATGTTATTGCAGTCTTCACGGGCAATGCAAGAGAGGCTCAAAAAGTCTGGATGGATGCCTTGGAACGATATGGCAAAATCGACCCTTGCATACTGAAGGACAGGGAATTCAGAGAAATATTGCAAAAGACAAGAGTGCTTGTGGACTTCGAAAGAACCTTAGCGGTTGCGGGAAAACACTTTAAATTACATTTAATTGACGATGATACTGTAGAAGTCATTGATTTAAATTCTAAGGCCACACGGCGCGTGAACATCGCTTGCGATAATGCGGTAGCTATGATTCATGACATTTTTCGTCAGGCCGGAGATTGGATCCTTTAATATGCACGACGAAAGGAGATGGCGATATGAAAGATAATCGGCCAGGACTATTGGAGTCCGACAGGGTTTACAGCGCCAGGGCTCTGGCCAAAGTGCTGCATGTATCAGTGCGGACAATCTATAATCTCGCATCTCGCCGCGAATTGCCGTTTGTAAAGATAACGCCGGAATCGGACATGCGTTTTCCGGGCTGGCAGATCAAGCAATGGTTGGACACGAAAATAGAAAAATAATGAATGGAGGGAAAACGATGAAAAGAGGAAGGCATATTGGACGGTTTTTACTTGCCCTGGCGGTGGCTTGCAGTATCGGCCTGTATGTAGGCCATTCACTGGGAGAAACCGTGAAAGCCCAGGAAGATGCCCAAGTCCACATCGTGGACCAGGGAGAAACACTGTGGGAAATCGCCAGGCCCATTGCGGATGAACGCGGTATGGATATCCGCGAAGTCATCTATGAAATCAGCGTGAATAACGATATCAATAGCACTGACGACATCCGCCCAGGGCAGCGGTTAGTCATTAATTTCTGAAAGGAAGAAAAGGAGGCATGTTTGATGAGATGGGTAGATGTGAATGAGCAGTTACCTATTCCGCAGCGGCGTGTGTTGGTAGCGATGCACGCCGGGACGGAATGGGAATTCAAAGCTGTGGGCATATATTGTCATGATCATTGGCTCGTGGACGGTGAAGCGCGGCTTATCCCGCTGAAAGAGGTGCAATATTGGGCGCCGATTGCGTCGACGCCAAGGAGGGGGAAATAACGTGAATATTATGCCGATTGACGAAGCCTATGAGAAAATACTCTGCTGTGCTATGCGCTATGCCCTGGGACGGCGGACGCACATCGTCTATGAAGTCGCTGACTATATCAAGAAGGTGTTGCCGGCACTGAGCCTGGACACGTTGATGATCATGCAGCAGGATATCGAAAATCAACACGGATTCGGCGATGAACTGGATGAAAAACGTTGGATGATGTTATACGTCGATATCCTCAACGAAATCAAAAAGAAATACGCCTGTGAAATGAGGGAATAGCCATGAAAAAAAGGGATGAAAGCAAGTGGTTCCGGCGGATGCAGAACCGTAACGTCCATCAAGACATTGCCCAGGAGGCCATCAAGCTGGCAGCCAAAGAAATCCATGCCGGACACTGGCACGGGTACGCCGAGGAAATATATTACAAAGATGGCTTTCCCTGCATCCGCTGGCAGGATGGACATTGTGCTCATTACAACATCGTCAAGGGAACGGTATACTAATGGACACTTGTCCGCTATGCGGCCAGCCGACGCACAGTTGGATCTATTGCCGCAAATACAAAATGGACATCTGCCAGGACCACCGCGAAGATTGTCTGTGGTTCATGGGGAAGATGTTATGGAGTTGCCGCTATTCAGAGAGGAAGAAAACACATGAAAATCGCTATTTACAACCTAAAAGGGGGCGTCGGTAAGACGGTAACGACGGCGAATCTGGCCCACCTTTATGCTACACAACGAACGCATCACGTGCCTGGCAGTCATCGCGGCCAGGCACCGCAAGTACTCATGATTGACTGTGACCCGCAAGGGAATCTGACGCAGTTCTACAAACGGTACGACCAGTCAGCCCCGTGTGGGATGCGGGAAAAAGAAATCATCGGCACGGACTGGCCGTTTCTGTCGCTCATGCCGGGGAATATGGATTTGTATGAACTGGAACGCAGCTATTACGAAAGCAAGACCGTCGATGCCCTGGCCGACATCGGCAGCGGATATGATATTGTCCTCATCGACTGCCCGCCGGCACTGAACATGTTGACCATTAACGCGTTGAGCATCGCGGACTTCATCGTCATCCCTGTACGGCTGGACGCCTTTTCCAGCCAGGGGCTGGTGGAACTCGACACACAGCTTCAGGATGTCCTGCAAATCAATCCCAGTCTGCAACTGCTGGGCGTGCTTATCACACACGACGAACGGACGACGCTGAGCGATGATGCGGAAGGGCTGCTAAGAGCCAGATTCCCTGTCTTCGATACGAAAATCAGCCGGAGCCGCTGGATTATCGACAGTACATTGATGTGCAAGCCGCTGGCCGAGCTGAGCATGACCCTCAAGCCAGCATGGCAATATCGGAAATTAGCCAATGAAATCATAAAGAAGGTGAAAGAATGAGCTTAATGGAAAACATGGGACTCGTCAACAAAGACAAAGACCGGACTATCAAGCAGATTCCGGTCAATCTGCTCGTAGAGAATCCGGATAACTTCTATATCGTCGGCGATGTAGAAGAATTGAAGAACTCGATTATCGCCGCCGGCGGCGTCCGTCAGAACTTGATTGTCGAACCGATGAAAGACGGACGGTACATGATTGTATCCGGCCATCGCCGGTGCAAGGCCGTCAAAGAGCTATTGAAAGAGCAGACCGTAGGGATTCCCGATACCGTACCTTGCGAAATCTCTACGGACCACTATGGAAATCAACTGCTGCTTATCGATACGAACAGTACGTCCCGGGACTTGACTGCCTGGGAACGGGTCGAGCAGTATAAACAGCTTAACAGCCTGTTCAAATATGGCGTCATGACGAATCAAATCAGCGGCCGCAAGCGCGACGCGATTGCCAAGACGCTGCATGAAAGCACGACCAATATCGCCCGATACTCAGCCATTTCCAACAACCTGCGGAAATATTACGCCGACTGGATGAAATCGGGGAAATTAGGAATTTCTGCAGCCTATGAACTCTCTAAATTATCACCAGACCGGCAGAAAGATTTCTATGAACAGCACATGGATGACGATGAAATTACCTTGAAATCCATCGAAGACTTCATCCATCCGGTGCCGGAAGAAACGCCGGCCCAGGAAGCGGCTGTACAAGAAGAAGCAGCCGTGCAGGCAGAAAGACAGGAAACAGACGAAGAAGATCCGGAAGATATTTCCGCCGATGATGAAGCGGAAGACATCGGAGCAGTCCCAGAAGAAGCGGACCAGGAAGAAATGCCAATAAAAGATGAACCCATCACATGGGCAGAAGATATGGAACCGCCAAAAGAATACAAGAAGCTGCAAAAAGAATATAAGAAGGTCATGAGCAATATTATGTTTAAACATCGGTGTATAAAAGACTATATAGATTTGGAAAAGAAAGGTACGTACACCCAGATACAGATGATACACAACATGCAGTTGGCCGCCAGCGGCATGTATAAGCAGCTGGACTACCTACTGGAGCTGGTTGATAAGATGAAGGTGGTGAGAGGACATGCAGAAAAGTAAGAAAAGAAACTTAGAAATAGGAAGCAATGCCGGCGAAACGACAACGGCAACACTCGTATTCATGGCCCTTCATGATGACTATGGCTTCGGCCAAAAACGGCTGGAACGAATCAAAATGAAATGCAATGAATATAACCGGCAGGAAATAAAAGAAGATCCTACATTCCAGGGGACGGCCTTCATTGCGATGAGGCAGAAAATGGAAAAATTAGGAGTCAGCGAACGGCTGGAACGGGACTTCATCAACTGGATCATATCCGGAGTGGGATTGAGTGGACGCTATCAGCGGACGTCGGCTATGGCCAGCGTCGAAGCGTCTTACATTCACCTGTTCCTGGCGATTCACGAATTGTTTGGCTTCGGAGCGCAGCGCCTAAAAGCCATTCAACAGAAAATTAAATTCTATGCCGGCTGTATCCGCGAAGGAGAACCGGGGATTGAAGAATTTATGAAATGTATGGCCGTTGAATGTGGCCAGGTATATCCGGGGCTGATTGCCTGCGAAGAAAAGTACGGAGAAGTAAAGATTTATGGATAAGGGGTGGAACTATGATTTGTCCTTGCTGTGGCCGGGAATTCCAGGCCAAGGGAAATGAAAAGTATTGCGAATCATGCCGGCATCGCATCTTAGATGAATATACCAAGTGGCGGCATATGAAGACGAGAAAGAAACTAAAGAAGTGCATCGTATGTGGACGACCGATGGAACACTACACATCGCCATATGTGTGCAGCCGTGAATGTGGGAATATTGCCAAGAATATCTTGCATACAGAAAAAAAGCGGCTGTCACGGCAGGCGAATAAGCAGTGGAAGGAAAAAATGTGCTATGGGAATGGGAATGAAAAGCCCGTACCCCGGCGCAAACTCAAGAAGCCGTTATCGCCATTGGGACTCGATATTGAACAGGCGAAGCTTCACCACATGGACTATCCGACATGGATGAACAGCAAAGAACGGAAGGAATGGAAAGCACGATGCACGTAACAGATAACGAACTCAGGGCCATGGTATGGCGGGGCATGATTATCATCAGTATTTTATTTTGGGGCGGATTTATTTATATTCTGGCCCACATCTTAAATTAAAAAGGGACAATGGAAACGTTCATTATGAGCGTCTCCATTTTTCCATATATATGTATATAAAGGAAGTGATGGGCCTGTGGCCCATTGGGGCTTGTAGTAGGCGTTATATTTAGTGCCACCGGGAAAGGAAGTGAGACCATGGGGTTTGTTCGTAATGTGAAATATTTCTGCGGGAAGCGATATTTTGAAACGGATTTGTTTGAAGTTCCTGATATGGGGAAACGTGGGAAGAAGATGAGAGAGAAGAAAGTCAACCTGTCCTCGCCGGATCAAGTGCGCCGAAATAAGAAGAAGGCATTGCGAACATTCTGCCAGAAAGTAAAAACGAATTTCACGGGAGACGATGTTTATTTGACATTGACCTATGATACGCTGCACAAACGGGACAACGTGAAGGATGCCAAGAAAGACTTCCATAATTTCATCAAGCGCGTGAACTGTCGGCGTAAAAAAGCGGGGCTTCCCTCGGCAAAGTATATGGGAGCCATCGAACGAAAGGGAACGAATATTCATTTTCACCTAATCATCAGCGGGGGCCTGGACCGTAATGAGCTGGAAGACGTTTGGGGCAATGGCCTGAGCAATGCCAGCCGGTTGCGGATAGACGATGCAGAATTGATGCAGCGGCTCTGCCAATACATCATGAAGGAAGCCCGCGACAAAGAGAAATTCGAGAACACATATATTTGTTCTCGAAATCTGGAAAACCCGAAGGTCACGAAAACGGACTGGGCTTTTACGCATCGCAAGCTGGAAGAACTGGCCGGGCAGACCGACTACCGGGAAGTGTGGGAGAAATTATATCCTGGCTATGAATTCATCGAAGCCAGCAGTACGTTCAATGAATTGACGGGCTGGCATATCACGGTAAAAATGACGAGGAGGGATAGCGACGTATATTGCAAAGACGAAAAGGGTACGCCTCCGGGGAGTCAAGCTAAAACGGCTCAACGACAGCGTACACGAAAGAGACGGGTATAAGTGCATCGTCTGTGGGAGCTACATCGACGACGGGGAAAAGATGCACCATGAACCGTGCGGGATTTATAAATCAGACGAAATCAACAAAACCGTCACGCTTTGTGAGCGATGCCATTACGAACGCCATCACGGGGCCAGGGCGGCAGAAATACGAACGAAGTGCGTTGCCTACTTACGAACCCTTTACGGGGATGCAGGCGCGCGCAAGGAATAGGAGGTAAGGCGAATGAACAGTGAACACTACCAAGACCCGACAGCGGAAAAAGCGATTAGCCGGGTTGAGAAGAAGCGGCAGGAGAAGCGGAAGAACCGCAGGTATCGTATACGCCGGATGCTGTTGAAGCGGGCACTGGAGGAGATTGCAACTATCTGCGGATTCAAGGTACATATCATGTTTGTTGAGAAAAGGGGGACTAGGTGAGATGATGATTATCCATAAAATCCATGTGACAAGTAAAATGGTCCGAATCGGATACATCGAAAATATCGAAACGGCTCCCAGGGCATACACGCTGAAAAGCGCAGAGCTGGACAGGCCGGAATTGTATGACGCCATGACGAATGTCTTCGAGACACTGGCCGATGGAAACCAATGTTTCATCGCGGCAGGATGCCAGGGCATTATAGAAGACATCACCGTCAAATACAATCGGGATAACAGCGTTGCGTGCTATATTTTGTCGGGCGCCATGAAAGGGGAGGATGAAGTACACGCAAAATTCCAAACAGAAAAGATTTACACGCAATACCAGCAGGGATTGAATGATGCGGTATATACGGCGATAAAGGAAGCGGAATTATTCGTTCGTGACAAGCGGGCGCAGATGACACTGGAAATCGAAGCAGCCGGGCCGAAATCAAAGGGAGGGGTAGCGTGACAAGCAAAGAATATCTGCACAAGGTTTGGATGGCCCCTATTAGGCTGAAAGAATTAGAGCAGGAAGAGCAGGACATCAAAGAAGATATTTTGCATCTGTCGGCTACTGATTATAGTGTCCCGCGAGTTTCCGGCGGAGGATGCGGTGGAGACACGTCAGATAAAATTGTCCGCTACATGGATGCCAGGGATAAAGCGACGACAGAATGGGATTACTGGATTAATCTACGGGTACAGTGCCGAGAAATTATTATGGGAATTTCTTGCGGAGAAGATACTGAGATTTTTCAAACCGTCTTGAAGTACCGCTACCTGGGACACATGCAGTGGGAAGAGATTGCAGTACGTATGGGGTACTCGTACCGGAGGGTCACGCAGATTCACGGCAAAGCCCTGCGTGCCTTCGAAAAATCTTTTGAAAGATTTCCTATAATTTCCTATGGGTAGTGTGATATAGTGTATATGTGGACCAAAGGGAAAAGCGGCCACTCTCATGTAAAGCAACGCAACCGAATATGAAAAGCACCGTCTCAATTGCGAGGCGGTGCTTTTCATATGCAGGCATGGCACAGCAGCAGGGCAGCGCCTGCACCACGGCGCTGCATGGCTGGCTGACGTGGTCGGCTGACGCAGGCGCACACG